TTAACACATATTTAACACATTAATTATATCCATTGTTTTTTCTTTTTCTTTTTTTAGCACATGAGTATAAATATCAGCTGTGATACTTATAGTTGAATGGCCTAATAAAATAGATACTGTTTTTAATGGAACGTCATTTTCAAATTGTAGTGTAGCATAAGTATGCCTAAGTGCATGAAATTTTTTATGTTTAACATTACATTTTTTTAAATAATTTCTCCATGAAGTATCTACCCATGATTTATGAATTAAATTTCCGTCTTTAGTTAGAAAAATAAAACCTTTATATTCATCTTTATAATAAGTTCCTGCTTTTAAAATATTTATATTTTGTTGCTTTTTTATTTCTTTTAATATCGGAATCAAAGAATCAGGAAGAGGAATTTTTCTTATTGAATTTTTAGTTTTAGGTGAATGTATATCTCTAACTAATTTTCTTTCTTCACCAATAATAGCTGTATAGCATGTTAAGGTTCTTTGTATACTGATTTCTTTAGAATCCAAATCTATATCATCCCACTTTAATCCTAGAACTTCACCTTGTCTCATGCCAGTAGCTAAAGAAGCTAAAGCGATATATTTTATTAATTTTGGATAATTATCAGTATAATTTATAATTAATTTTAAATCTTCTTTGCTAAATATTTCAACTTCTGCTGCGGCAGTATAAAAATCTTTTGGAATTTTTATATTATCACATGGATTTCTTAAAATAAATCCTTCAGATATAGAATACTTAAAAAATCTTTTCAGTAATTTATCAGCTCGTTTAATACTGGATGTGCTCTTACCATTTTTAAATAAGTCATTATAATATCTTTGTATATCAAGAGCTGTAACATCCTTGATATATTTATTACAAAATGGGGCACATTTCAAATAGGTTCTGTATGTACATTCATACCTATCAAAGCAAGAATCTTTTATGCTTCCCTTAATAAACTCAAATAACCATGTTTTGATAGCACTAGAAAGCATTACATCACTATTTATAGTTAATCCATTTTTTAACCCAAACTTATAATCTTCTAACTTTTGTTGCGCTTCCTTCTGAGATTTTCCGTAAAAGTATTTTCTTATTAATTTTCCATTTGCATCTCTACCAAAAGATGCAGATACTCTAAAATAATTTTTTCCATTTGCTGTATAGTTAGTTTTAACGGCCATATTATCAACTCCTTTAGTTAATATCCTTTCTTATAATTCCTAAGCCATTATTAAAATATAAAATAATATCATCACATTCATAATAAATACCATGTTTTCTTTTATGGTATTGTATAGATTCATCAAAAAAAGAATCTGTTATTGTTAGATATTCAGCAATCTCATATCTATCATTGGCTCCGGATTTAATAGCTGCAACTATATGCGATATACTACATAGCCTCTCAATAGCTTTAGCATGAGCTATTACTTCTTGTTTAGCATTTCTTATATCTTTTAAATCTGTTATATTTCCTACGGTAGTTTTAAAGTGCCCATGGTACTCTTCGGCGTAGATGCAGGCTTTTTCTGCGATTGTAGTAAGTTTCTTGCTTAGCCCTATTTTATTTCCTTTACACAGACCTAGTGCTTTTGATTTAAAATATTTTTCAACCACAATAATATTGTCTTTTTCACTTTCAGCTAGTAGCCTCTCGAATCTGTTCATATGCCAACACCCTTTATAGTTCGTCTAAATCTTCTTTCATAAGTTTTTGTTGTTCTCCATCATTAGAAAAATCATTATGAGCAGCTATTGGTATATTATTAATTTTAGATATTTTTCTACTCTTATTTGTTATTTCAGATACTTTAAACTTTATAAAAGAATCTACACATTTTTGAAGATCTTTAATATCCAGTTCCGATATCTCATATTGCGCATCATTAGTATCTAAAATAATATTACCTTCTGAATCACATATAATATTAAAGTTTAGATTACACAAGTACTGCTCTATTAAATACCCAAGTTGATTTTTAGATTGACTTTTAGGAATGTCTGAATCAAAAAAATCACTTATAGATACGTCTAAAGCATTAGCTAACTTTTGAAGTGTTTCACTTGTTGGACTACTTTTATCATTTTCTAAATCGCTAATAGTTGACTTGGAAAGTCCAGTAAGTTCATTGATTTTCATCATCGAATACTTTTTATTTTTTCTTATATTACGTATATTTTCACCTAATGACATAATTATTACTCCTTACATAAAGTATTGTTTACCGTACTTTTATTATACCATTGCGTTCGGAAAAGTAAACCTGTAAATTAAAGCAAATTAAAGCAAATTAGAGCAAAAACCTTGAAATATAGAAAAAGTTCGCCAAAAAGGTAAAAAATGTTCGTTTTTGCGGTAAAATACTGCTTGTCTTATGTTCGGTAAACAGGTAATATTATATACAGGAGGTGGGCATAATGGAGAACAAAATCCATACAATTATTAAAGAAAAAGGATTAAAGATAAGCTATGTATTAGGTAAAGTCGGACTCGCTAAGTCGTCATTTTATGATATTATGAATGGAAAATCTATTCCTAGTTTAGCGAACGCAAGAAGAATTTGTGAAGTTTTAGAAAGAAATTTAAATGATGTATTTCCTGAAGAATTTAAAAAGGAGGACATACTGTAATGAAACTGCATGAGATACTACAAGAAATATTAGGGACATTAAAAAATAATCAGCCTAAAGCAACAATGACTGTTATTGAATGTTCTGATTATATGAATGTAAGTAAAGATAAAATCAGGGAGTTAGTTAATAAAGTTAATACAGATTTTCCATACTTTAAAGTTGGGGCAAAAGTTTTAATTGACAAGACTAGATTAGATTTATGGATAGAGAGTATAGCAAAAGAACATAGAAAATTATAAATGAATAAATTAAAGGAGGAATAAAGATGAACGAATTAGTAATAAAAAATGTGGATTTCTTTGGAGATAATCTAGTAGCAATCAAAAATGAGGAAACAGGAAAAGTTTATACAGGAGTAAGTTATATATGTAAAGGGATCGGATTTAACAAAGATCAAAAAGACAGACAGGTTAAAAATGTACAAAGTGATTTAGTAGTAAATAGAGGGTGCGTCAAATTTGACGCAGGGGTAATTGATCCTAATAATGAGGTTTTAGGAATTGAATTAGATTTCTTACCATTATGGTTAGCTAAGATTTCTATAACTCCAAGAATGAAAGAAGAACAACCGGAAGTAGCAGAAAAATTAGTTAATTATCAATTAAAAGCTAAAGATGTACTAGCACAAGCATTTATTCATAACAAACCAACTTGTATAGAAGATATTCTAATATCTAGTTTACAAGAAATGAAAGCAATTAAGGGTGATGTAGAAGCTATTAAACAAGCAAATGTAGAAACCAAAGAAGAAATACAAGGGATTAGAGAAATAACTGGACTCAGTTCTATAGACTGGAAAGATGCTTCTAAAAAATTAATAGTAAAGATAGCACATGAACTAGGAGGAAACCAATTCATCCAGGATGTATATAAAGAAGTTTATTCTAATTTAGAAAAAAGAGTAGGTTGTCAATTACAGATAAGGCTTACAAATAAACGTAGAAGAATGGCAGATGAAGGTATTTGTAAATCAAAGAGAGATAAATTAAACAAGTTAGATATTATAGGTGAAGATAAAAAGATTCTAGAATGCTTCTTAGCTATAGTAAAAGAACTTGCAATTAAATATGGAGTTTAAGGAGGATATAAATAATGGCATTTAAATGCGCATTGGATATAGCTGATGAAGTTAGAAAGTTATATCTGGAAAACTTAAATTATGAAGATGCTTATAAAAAAGCAAAGGATATATTTTTAGGTAAAAGAAAAGCCACAAGGATACCGACCAAAGTAATCCAAGTAGCTAAGTAAAATATTCAAGAACTATTATATCACAAATAGAGGTGATTACAATTGAAAAATTGGGATAAGGAAATTGAAAAAGCAAAAGAAGAAGTAATCGAGGCAAAAAAACTTAATTGGTTATTAGAATACAGGTCAAAAAATAATATAGAGGGAACAATTGATCACGTTAAAACTATTGTTAAAGTTCCTGACTTTGAAGTTAAAGCATGGTTCATAAGTAAATGGAATACTGGATTTATAGTTTGTGATTTAGAAGAACTTATGAAAAGACCTAAGAGGGAGAGAGATAAAGTACTGAGACTAGGAGGTATTTCATGAGTAAAAAAATTGCAGTAGTTAAATTCATTAAGGGTTCATTTGACCAGGAGTATTCTTATTTTACAGAAGATGAAACTTTGAATAAAGATGATCTAGTAATAGTACAAGCAGGTACTTCTTATGGACTAGCAAAGTTTACAAGGTATTCAACTAATAAAATACATGTAAGCAAAGCGGAAAAATGGATTATTAAAAATATAACTCCAGATGTTGAAGAATTTGAGGAAAAATTATTCCTAGGAGGTTTTGATTGATGGATAAAAATTTAGAAATAATTCAGCAAATATTCCAAGAAGCAATCAGATTAGATTGCTTACAAGATCAAAATATAGAAGTTAATTATCATTCAGGCTCTAAACGATTAAGAGTTGAAATTGCTTATCAAGGTAATCCAACATTTAATGATGGGTTAAGTAGATCATACTCTGTAAGTGTTAAAAATTCAGATTTACTTAATAAAGTATTATGTGAAATTAAAGCACTTGAAATAATAGATGATGACCTTTTAGGAGATTAACATAATGGAGAAAAAGTTAAGTAAATCTGAATTTATGCAAAAGGTCGTGAATGATAGATATAAAAAACAAAGAGCAGAAAAAGAAAAATCAGAAGGTGCTGACAGATACACCTTTGATAATATGAATAAATCTAAAAATTTTAGGAGGAAATAATTTATGAAAATTAATGTTGAATTTAATAATGTTGAGGAAATGCAAGATTTTGCAAAACTAATAGGAACACCATGTAACTGTAATGGAGTTAAAGTTGAAATGGGAGCTCCTGCAGAGCAAGAAACTAATAAAGAAGATAATTCTAAGGGTGATAAGAAGAACACTTCTAAAAAGGCAGAGAAAGCTAAAGAAGAAGTAAAAGAAAAGAAAAATGAAACACCTAATACTACAGAAAATAAGGAACCAGTACAAGAGAAAGAACCAGTAAAAGTTGAGGCAGAGGTTACAGGAATTGATAACACATCTAGTGAGCCACCTAAAGATGCAAATGTTACTGAGAATGTAGCTAAAGTTACTAAGGAAATGCTAAGAGATGCATGTGCAAAGGTAATGAAACTTGGAAAGCAAGCTGAGGTAAAACAAATATTCACAAAGTATGGAGCTAATAAATTACCAGAACTTAAAGAGGAAGATTATGTAGCGGCTTATAAAGATGTTGAGGCTTTAAAATAATGGCTAAACATGCACTACTAAGTGCAAGTTCATCGAGTAGATGGCTTAATTGCCCACCTAGTGTGAAATTAGAAGAAGGGTTTGAGAATACTACAAGTGTATTTGCAGAAGAAGGAACTTTAGCCCATGAGCTTGGGGAAATAACATTAAGATTGAATCTTGGAGAATTTACAAAGAGAAAATATAGTTCACAATTAACAAAGATTATGAATAATGAATTGTTCACAAAGGACATGCCTGATTATGTAGATATGTATGTAGATACTTGTATGGAAAAAGTGTCTGAAGCTAAAGCAACTACACCAGATGCAATAGCTATAGTAGAACAAAAGTTAGATTTTAGCGATTGGGTTCCTGATGGTTTTGGAACAGGAGATTTTGTAATAATTGCAGATGGAACAATGGAAATATGTGATTTAAAATACGGAAAAGGTGTTCAAGTAAGTGCTAAAAATAATAGCCAAATGAGATTGTATGCACTTGGAGCAATAAGCCAGTTTGAATTTTTATATGACATACAAAAAGTTAAAATGACAATCATCCAACCAAGATTAGATTCGATAAGTACTGATGAAATGACTGTTGAAGAGTTATTAAGATGGGCGGATGAAGTTGTTAAACCTACAGCAGAACTTGCAATTAAAGGTGAGGGTGAATTTTGTACAGGGGACCATTGTAAATTCTGTAGAGCAAAAGCAGTTTGTAGAGCTAGAGCAGATAAGAATATGGAGCTTGCGCAGTATGAATTTCAAAAACCACCTACATTAGATAATAACGATATAGGATTTATTTTAAGTAGAGTAGATGAACTTACTAGTTGGGCCAAAGATGTAAAAGAGTATGCATTAAATCAGGCTCTAAAAGGAGAAAAATTTGATGGCTTTAAAGTTGTTGAAGGCAAGAGCAATAGGAAATGGGCAAATGAAAAAGCTGTTGGAGATATATTAATAGGGCAAGGATTCTTAGAAAATATAATCTATACCAAAAAACTTACAGGTATTTCTAATATAGAAAGCGCTATAGGAAAAAAAGAAGTTAATAGGTTATTGGGTGATTATATAGTCAAGCCACAGGGTAAACCAACACTAGCATTAGTAACAGATAAAAGACCAGTGTTTAATCCTGCAAAAGCAGATTTTGAGTAAGGAGGAATAGAGTATGGAAGAGAAAAAAATAAAAAACATATTAGAAAAAATACAGCTTTATAAGACAGGATTAAAGGCTGAAAATGGAGCCATTTTTAAAGGAATTATAGAGGGATTGAGTTTAGCAGAATCATTTATTTTAATTGAATTTATGGAGGAAAAAGCGTGATAGATAGTTTTAACAGAATTGAAAACGCGTCAGACCAGTTACATGGATATGCTCAAGAAGTAGAAAAAGTAGTATCTGAGTTTGTAGAACTAGGATACTCAAAGGATCAATCAATAAAAATTGTTAAGATGGCTATTGAGGATATGAAAGTGGATGCGATGTATGAGAAGAATGAAGCCATTTTTAAAGGATTAACTAATCAAAATTTAAGAATTGAAAGCGAGGATAAATAATTATGATAAAAGCAAAAAGAACAGGAACAAAGGTAACTACAGGAAAGGTAAGACTATCATACGCTCATATTTTTGAGCCACATGCAATGAATGAAGGTCAAGAAGCTAAATACAGTGTATCTGTAATAATTCCAAAAACAGATACAGAAACTCTTAAAACTATCAAGGAAGCTACAGATCAAGCTAAAAAAGATGGAGTAGGTAAGTGGGGTAACAAAATTCCTGCAAATCTAAAAACACCTTTAAGAGATGGTGATGTTGAAAGAGAAGATGATGAAGCTTACAAAGGATGTTATTTCTTAAATGCAAGTTCTAAGAATAAACCAGGTGTAGTTGATGCAAATGTACAACCAGTACTTGATGCAACAGAAGTTTACTCAGGTTGTTATGCAAGGTTAACTCTTAACTTCTATGCTTATAATGCGAGTGGAAATAAAGGTGTAGCAGCTGGACTTGGTAATATTCAAAAATTAGAAGATGGAGAACCACTTGGAGGATTTACAAGAGCAGAAGATGATTTTGATTCAGTTGGTGATGGAAATTCAGCTAATGATGATTTCCTAGGTTAGAACTATGGATATTCTAAGTATAGATGTTGAAACATATTGTGACTTAGATATTAGGAATGTGGGTGCTTACAGGTATTGTGGGCATCCATCATTTGAAATATTATTGTTTGCTTATGCTTTCAATGATGAACCAGTAGAAATTATAGATTTGATAAATAATGAAGTATTACCGGAAAGAGTTGTTAAAGCTCTTGCAGATTCACAAATAATTAAATCAGCATTTAATGCCAATTTTGAAAGAAATTCTATATATCAATTTTATGGATTTCCTACACAACCAAAGCAATGGCAATGCACAATGATTAAAGCATTAACATTAGGATTACCAGGAAGTCTTGATATGGTAGGTAAGGCAATGCATTTTGAAGAAGATAAACAAAAGATGAAAGAAGGTAAAGCATTAATACAGTATTTTTGTAAGCCTTGTAAACCAACTAAAGTTAATAAAGGAAGAACAAGAAACCTTCCAGAACATTCACCTGAAAAATGGGAGACATTTAAATTATATTGTAAACAAGACGTTGAAGTTGAAAGAGAAATTAGAAATAAATTAGATAGATACCAAACTACTACTAAAGAAAAATTACTATGGAATTTAGATCAAGATATAAATGATAGAGGTGTTAACTTAGATTTAACTTTAGCAGAAAAAGCTATTGAATGTGATGAACAATTTAAAGAAAGAATGATTGAAGAAGCCAAGGAGCTTACGGGATTAGATAATCCTAATAGTCTAACTCAATTAAAAAAATGGATAGGTGAAAAGGTGGGTTATGCTGTAGGAAGTATTACTAAAGATACAATACCAACACTTATAAGAGATGCAGAATTTCAGAATAACAAAGAAGTAAAAAGAATGTTAGAACTAAGGCAACTTATGGGTAAAACCTCAACTAAGAAGTATCAAACAATGCTTAATATGAAATGCGATGATGGCAGGATAAGAGGAATACTTCAATTCTATGGGGCAAATAGAACTGGTCGTTGGGCAGGTCGTGGGGTACAAGTTCAGAACTTACCTCAAAACCATTTACCAGACTTAGATAATGCAAGATCACTATTAAGAGAGGGAAAGTTTGAAGATTTAGAATTTCTATTTGATAGTATTCCAGATACATTATCACAACTTATAAGAACAGCGTTTATACCAAGTGAAGGTAATAGATTTATAGTTGCAGACTTTTCAGCTATAGAAGCAAGAGTAATAGCTTATTTAAGTAATGAGGAATGGAGATTAGAAGTTTTCAGGACTCACGGGAAAATATATGAAGCTTCTGCATCTCAGATGTTTCATGTACCAATAGAAAGCATTAAAAAAGGTTCTGACCTGAGAGGTAAAGGTAAGATAGCAGAACTTGCATTAGGTTATGGAGGAAGTGTTGGTGCTCTTACATCTATGGATAAAAATAAGAGTATACCAGAAGAAGAATTGCTAGGACTGGTTAAGAGTTGGAGAAATGCAAATCCCAATATTACTAAGTTTTGGTGGGATTGTGATAAAGCAGCTAAGAAAGCAATTCAAGAAAGAACAACAGTTACATTACATCATGGAATTAAATTTATTTATGATCCAGGAGTTTTATTTATAGAGTTACCAAGTGGCAGAAGATTAAGTTACTTAAGACCTAAAATAGAACCAGGACCATACGATAAAATAATAATAACTTATGAAGGATTACAACAAACAAGTAAGCAATGGACCACATTAGAAACTTATGGCCCAAAGATAGTAGAAAATATTGTACAAGCATTTGCTAGAGATTGTCTAGGAGAAACAATGTTTAATGTAGCTAAAACAGGATTTAATATTGTAATGCATGTACATGATGAACTTATATTAGATGTGCCTAAAGGAGTTAGTTCAGTTGATCAAGTATGCGAATTATTTGCAAAACCTATATCGTGGGCACCAGAATTACCACTCAAAGCTGATGGGTATGAGTGCAACTATTATATGAAAGACTAGGAGGAATAATTATGACATGTGAATGTATTGGTGAAGTTAAGCAAGAATTAGAAAAGCGCTATAGTGAAAAAGGAGAGATAGAAGCTGTAACTAGTGTATCTTTAGAAAATACGGCTCTTATGTTTAGAGGTAGCAAAGCCAAAATAGAATTGTATAGTCCTGTAAAAATAGAGTTTGATTATAAAAATAAAAAGGGTGACATTAAGCATAAAAAGGAAAAAGCTAATATGGGTTATAGGTATTGCCCATTCTGTGGCAAATGCTATGAAGAAAGCGAGGAATAATTATGAACGATATAGATGATTTCTTAGGATTAGATGAAGAACCAACAGGAATACCACTTAATGATAGATATAGAATAGAAAGCTTAGATGAACTTAATGTTGTAGTTAAGGAGAAGTATATACCAAAACCTACAGAAGAAAATCCAAGTCCAGAGGAAAAGTGGAGGTCTATTAGCTACCATCCTAATTTAGAATTAGCATTTAAAAGTATAGTAGATAAGGAAATAAATATAACAGCAAGTTTAGGACTTGATGAAGTAGTTAAAAAGATACAGGAACTTAAGACATTTAAAGAGATGATTCAATAAAAGATAGGAGGGGTACAGTTGGAAACTGTAGCTGAGAATAACCTAAATTTAAAGATTAAATATGATGGTCAAGTTGCACTAGCAACTGGAAATAGCAAAACATCAAAGCATTGGAAAAATAAATCTATAATGTATTCAGCTTTAGTTGAAAAATTAAATCAGACAACTAGAACCCCTGAAACTTATGCTGAATACAAAAAAATGTCTAAGACAGAAAGAGACAGAATTAAAGATGTTGGTGGCTTTGTTGGGGGAAGTCTTAAAGAAGGCAGAAGAAAAGCTGAAAATGTACAAAATAGAACATTACTAACATTAGATCTTGATTATGTAGATGGTGACATATGGTCCAGTATTGAATTATTATATGACTTTTCTGTATGTATGTATTCAACCCATACACACGCACCAGATAACCAAAGATTAAGATTAGTAATACCTTTAGCAAGACCAGTTCTTCCAGATGAATATCAAGCAATAGCAAGAAAAGTAGCTGATGATATAGGAATTGACCAATTTGATGATACAACCTATGAACCATGTAGACTTATGTATTGGCCATCAACTTCAAGTGATGGAGAATATGTATTTAAGGTACAAGATTTACCATGGTTAAATCCAGATGAAATATTAGATAGATATACATTTGGTTGGGAAGATGTAAGTTATTGGCCAGAAAGTTCAAGAGCTAGAGCAAAATTAAACAAAGCAATATCTAAACAAGAAGATCCTTTGAGTAAGAAAGGAATTATAGGTGCTTTTTGTAGAACTTATAGTATTTCAGAAGCTATAGATGAATTTCTTAAAGATGTATATGTACCGGGTGCAGATGAAACTAGATACACATTTGCAGAAGGTAGTACTTCTGGTGGAGTAGTTGTATACGATGATAAATTCTCATATAGCCATCATGGAACAGATCCAACTAGTAATATACTGTGTAATGCTTTCGACTTAGTAAGAATACACAAATTTGGTGAATTAGATGATGAAGCTAAACCAGATACTCCTGCAAATAGAATGCCTAGTTTTACTAAAATGAGTGAGTTTGCATCTAATGATAAAAAAGTATTAGTTACTATTGGCCAAGAAAAAATGTCTGCTGCTCAAGAAGATTTTGAGGTTGTAGAAACTGAGGAAGAAGTAAGCACTGAGTGGCTTTATGAACTTGAATATACTGAACAGGGAAAGTTAAGAAGTACGATAAGTAACTTTTCATTAATATTAGAAAATGAACCTTTACTAAAGAATAGAATTGCTTTTAATGAATTTTCTAACAGAGCAAATGTAACAGGTCAATTACCCTGGAGAGCTAAAGGAAATTTTCAAGACTGGACTGATATAGATGATAGTGGTTTGAGAGAATTTATAGAAAAGTATTATAAGATTAATTCTCCTACTAAGTGTAGTGATGCACTTACATTATCCTTTGAAAAGCATAGATTTCACCCTATTAAAGATTATCTCAATAGTTTAGAATGGGATGGCCAAAAAAGAATAGATACTTTATTAATAGATTACTTAGGGGCAGAAGATAACAATTATGTAAGAACAGTAACAAGGAAAATATTAGTTGCAGCAGTGGCAAGAGTATTTGTTCCAGGAATTAAATTTGATAATATGCCAGTTTTAAGCGGGCCACAAGGAATAGGAAAAAGTACTATTATAAAAAAATTAGGTCAAGAATGGTATTCAGATTCTCTAACTACTGTTAATGGTAAAGAAGCTTATGAACAACTACAAGGAGTTTGGCTTATAGAAATGGGAGAAATGATGGCCACAAAAAAGGCTGATATTGAAGCAACAAAACATTTCTTAAGTAAAACAGAAGATATATACAGAGTTGCTTATGGTAGAAGGACAAGTAGATTTCCACGACAATGTGTATTTCTTGGAACTACTAATGACAGGGAGTTTTTAAGAGATAAAACAGGTAATAGAAGATTTTGGCCAATAGATGTTGGCGTTAATAAAATAGATAAAAGTGTATTTAATGATTTAACTAAAGATGAAGTAGGGCAAGTTTGGGCAGAAGCATTAGAACTATTCAAGAATAAAGAACCTTTGCATTTAAGTGGAGAAGAAGAAAAAGAAGCACAAAAACAACAAGAAGCACATAGTGAAGAAAGTGCTAAAGCTGGACTTATAGAAGAGTATCTAAATAAACCTATTACAGATAATTGGTACATCAAAAGTATTAATGATAGAAGATTATATATACAAGGTGGAGACTTTGGAGATGAACCACAAGGTGATATTCAAAGAAGTAAAACCTGTGTTATGGAAATATGGTGTGAATTATTTAATGGGGATCCAAAACAATTAACACCATTAGTAAGTAGAGAAATAAATGAAATTCTTAAAGGACTTCATGGGTGGAAGCAGTATGATGGTAGATTAAGATTTGGGAAAATATATGGAGTTCAAAGAGCATTTATAAGGGAGGAATATTAGCAATGAAAAGGAATGTAGTTAAATACTGGACAGTAAAGATAATAATATTTTCAGGAATAGCTACTCTGCTGCTTATCTTTTGGCAGATACTTGAGATATGTCTAGATGGAGGAATTCATATTGATAATTCAGATAATGTCATAGCTACAATACTAGTAGTGCTTTTAGAAAATAGATTCATGGGATGGCTACAAAGAGGTAGAGAATGTTAGAAAGTAGAGTTGAGAATTATCTCAAGAAAAGAGTTGAAAAGCTAGGTGGAAAAGCCTATAAATGGGCACCAGTAGGAGTTGTAGGAGTACCGGACAGAATGGTGCTCCTACCTGGTGGAAAAGTAATATTTGTTGAACTTAAAGCACCAGGTAAAAAAGCAAGAAAAATTCAAGAGCATAGAGCTAAACAACTAAGAAATTTAGGATTTCAAGTTGAGTGCTTAGATACTATAGAAAAGATAGATATATTGTTGCGTAATATGTAGATGGTTAATTTAGATTTGACGAGGGGATGTGGATTAATGAAAGTTGTTCTAGTGAAAGAAAACGGAGTTATTAGAGTGTTGGAGGGCAAAGGTAAAATTGGAAGTACGTTGTTAGCAATGAGAAGCAGATTAACAAGTGGAGATGTAAAATATTATGAATTTGATTTTGATGAATCTTTAGGAATGAGATTAGATGCATATGTAGTTGCATTAAACCAATACCCTGAATTATTAACTCAATCTAAAATGATAAAAGAAATAAAGTAGTTCGGAATATCAATAAAGTGCGAAGTATTAAAATTATAAATAAACTTATGCAAAAGTTAATAATACCTCTGTTTAAAGGAATTGTGTAACTCACATATAACTTCACAATACAAATAAAGGGTGAAGGATAGGAAATGGAACCCTATCCCTATGGTAATTAATTTTTCTTTTGCTCATCATATAACTTTAGTGCATCAACTACTACTTTATCCATTAGTTTTTGCATTTCAAGAACTGCTTGTTGCATTGGGCTTTTATCCTCGCATTTCTCAAAAGAATCTTGGGCTTTAGTATCTAACTTTTCTAATATTTCATCAAAATTAACCAACATGTACACACCTCCTATCAAAAAAATATTATACCATAAAATATAAAAGTAGGTGATTATTTGAATTTTAAACCATGGAATTATCAACAATATGCTATTAATCACATAATGGATCATAAAGCCTCGGGTTTATTCTTAGACATGGGTATGGGTAAAACGGTTAGTTCTCTAACTGCAATAGATAGTTTATCATTCTTAGGTGATACAGGTAAAGTGCTAGTAATAGCCCCTAAAAGAGTTGCAGAAGATACATGGTCTACAGAAATAGAAAAGTGGGACCATTTAAAAAACTTAAGAATATCAACTATCTTAGGAACTCCAAATCAAAGAATAGAAGCAGTTGAAAAAGATGCTGATATTTATGTAACTAATAGGGAAAATGTAGTTTGGTTAGTTGATAATTATTTTAAAACTTGGAAATGGGATACTTGTATAATAGATGAATTATCAAGCTTTAAGTCATCTAAAGCAAAAAGGTTTAGAGCCTTGAAAAAGGTAAGGCCATACTTTAAAAGAATCATAGGTTTAACTGGAACTCCTGCACCAAATAGTTTAATAGATTTATGGCCACAAGTTTATCTATTAGATGGTGGCCAAAGATTAGGAAAAACAATTACAGGTTATAGAGAAAGATATTTTACACCAGGAGAGAGAAATCAGTTTGTAGTTTTTAATTACAATCTTAAAGATGGCGCAGAGGAAGCAATTTATAACAAAATATCAGACATATGTGTAAGTATGAAAGCTAAAGATTATTTAGATTTACCAGAAAGAATAGATAATAAAATTTTTATAGATTTACCTAAAAAGGTTAAGGATCAATACAGAGATTTAGAAAAAGATTTAATTATACAATTAGATAATGAAGATATAACAGCTACTAACTCAGCAGTATTAACAGGAAAGTTGTTACAAATGTGTAACGGTGCTGTTTATTCAGAAGATAAAGAAATTGTTGAAGTACATGATAAAAAGCTTAATGCTCTTATGGATATTATAGAAGCAGCTAACGGAAAACCAGTTTTAATATTTTATTCATTCAAACACGATTTAATTAGAATACAAGAATTTCTTAATAAGAATAAGTTAAAAGGCCAAGAACTAGCTGGAACAGAAGATATTAAAAAATGGAACAATGGACAAATACCAATACTGTTACTACACCCAGCAAGTGCAGGTCATGGCCTTAATCTTCAATACGGTGGAAATATTGTTGTATGGTTTGGTTTAACTTGGTCATTAGAATTATACCAACAAGCTAATGCAAGATTACACAGGCAAGGACAAAAGGAAACAGTTATTATACATCATATAATTGCTAGAGATACAGTTGATGAAGATGTTATAAAAGCTTTAACTAATAAAGAAGTTAATCAAAATGTACTTTTAGAAGCAGTAAAAGCAAGGTGTATACAATGTGAACAGAAATAAATATAAAATACAAAATCAAGTAATTAGGGACATTTAGTGTGAACAAAGGTGTGAACAAAACTGTTACAGAGTAAAAATTCTGTTCACATTGTTCACGTTTCAATAAATTACCAGTGTGCACAGTGTGAACAGTAAATAATGCTTTGTTCACACACCTTGTTCACGCAAAGAATATGACAACCACAATGCCTTATAGGGTGAGTGTGTACAATGTGAACAAAATATTATTATAGAGTAATATTTATATAAATAGGCATAATACATGCACCAACATACACATATATGCGCACGCGTGAGAGCCTAATAAGAATTTTTTAAGAGATACACGCTTTTTTGTTCACACTGTGCACAGCATTAAAAAGTTGATATGTTAAAAAACAAAATTATGAGAAAAGAGAGTAGGTAGAAGTTGGTATGAGATTATTAATGAACATTTTGAAGAAAAATGAAAAATTGAATATAGATAATACAACTTTAGATTCATTAGAGATTAGACAAAAGCTATCTGAGGAATTTAGAGAAGTGTGTGAAGCAATGTCTAACTATGAATGTGATAAAACTTTAAGTAATCTTAAAGAACTAATAGGAGAAACTTATGATTTAATACAGATGTGTATATTAATTCTTTGGAGATGCCACAGACAGGCTTTAACACTAGATGAGCCACAACTAATAAACAATATTAATAAAGAGCATAGAAAAAAATTAAGTAAAAGAGAGTGGATCTCTATCAGTGAAATACAAATTGATATAAAGGAGTAGATGACAATGGAAAATAAAAAGCTTATAGATTATGATGATGCAGTTAAGATAGGAATTAGAGAAGGAATAAAATATATCAAAGAACAAGAGTATCATAAGACTACTAAAAGATATGATAGGCGCTTAAGAAATACTAGATTATTATTAAAGCATTATAGATCTCTTAAAGCTCATAATAAAATAGCAGATACATCCACTAATAAAATCTATGAAGAAAATGCAATAGATGTATTAGATAATGTTGAGAGCATTGATGATGAGGAACAATATGTACAAGCAATAAGTAGAACTAAACTAAGAACCCTAATTATAGTAGGTCATGTGAATAAAGTAATGGAGTATTACAAGGCTATATGTAAAAGTGATGGTAAAACTAAAGAAAGAAGATATAACATAATTAAGTTTATGTATATAGAACCAGCAAAAGATGATATAGTACCAACTTATGAAGAAGTAGCTGAACATTTTGAAGTTAATATAAAAACTGTAAGTAGAGATGTAAAAGCTGCTGTTGAAGATTTAAGCATACTCTTCTTTGGTATAGATGGGATAAAACTATAAAAAATATTTTGAAAAGAGGACATAAATTATATTAAAAATGTCCTCTTTATATTTATCTTAATCCTTGTAATATAGCCAATTATTAAAATATTAACCGTCTAAATAATGTCCGATTATATGGGATTGTTATGGAGTTTATAATAATATACAATAGTATCATGGTAAAATTTAGTTCAGTGAATTACCCTCCTTTCAAAGAAAGACACTTAGATTATTCTAGGTGTCTTTCTTTGTTGGTTATTATTAGAAAGTGAGGTGGCATTATGGCCAAACTATCAGAAAGACATAAAAGGTTTTGTGATGAATATCTAATAGACCTTAATGTCACACAAGCAGCTATAAGGGCAGGTTATACACCTAAATATGCGAATAAAAAAGTTTATGCTTTATTAGATAAGCCAGAGATAAAAGAGTATTTAGATAAAAGAATGAATGCTAGAGAGAAGCGCACAGAAATAACTCAGGATAAAGTTTTAAAAGAATTAGCAGCAATAGCATTTAGTAATGCATCGAATTTCTTTAAAGTTATTGATAGAAAAGTAACTGTTAATGGAAATGAGATTTTAGATGCATATGGCAAGCCTAAGACATATAAAGATGTTGAATTTATAAATACAGATAACTTATCTGATGATAATAAAAAAGTAATATCAAGTATAAAGCAAGGTGCTAATGGGTTAGAAATAAAGCTTAATGATAAGATTAAAGCCCTTGAACTTGTAGGCAGGCATTTAGGAATGTTTAAAGATAAAGTTGAGATTAATGGGAATGTGAATAATCCCTTTGAAGGATTAACAACAGAGCAACTACTCAAAATGGTAGCTGATGAAGATGGATAGAAAATTAATGTTGTTAGGAGCTAAGATAGAACTTGCAAGACGTGAGTTCTTTTTTTATTGTAATCTAAAAGCACCTAATTTTTATAAGAAAAATAGAAAATACCTAGTAGAACTGTGTAACGACTTACAAGAGTTTTATGAAAGTGATGATGAAGTATTAGTTATAAATGAACCTCCTAGACATGGAAAGTCAAGAACAGCAGGTTTATTTGTTGAGTGGGTACTTGGGAATAACCCAAATGAAAAGATAATGACAGGATCATATAATGAGACTTTATCTACTATGTTTTCAAAGAATGTGAGGAACTCTATTCAAGAAGAAAAAGCAGACCAGTACAAACCAGTTTATAGTGATGTATTCCCTACTGTTAAAATTAAACGTGGTGATGGGGCTATGAACCTTTGGAGTTTAGAAGGTGGTTATAATAACTATCTAGCTACAAGTCCTACTGGAACTGCTACAGGGTTTGGCTGTAGTCTTATGATTATAGATGATTTAATTAAGAATTCACTTGAAGCAAATAACGCAGATGTCAAAGAAAAACATTGGGAGTGGTTTACTAATACAATGCTTTCACGTTTAGAAGAAGGCGGAAAAATTATTATTATTATGACAAGATGGGCAAGTGATGATTTAGCCGGTAAAGCATTAGAGCATTACAAAGAACAGGGTGCAAAGATTAAACATATTAGTATGAAAGCATTGCAGGATGATGGCACAATGTTATGTGATGAAGTATTATCAAGAAAATCATATGAAGCAAAGAAAAAAGCTATGGGAGCTGATATAGCAAGTGCTAACTATCAGCAGGAGCCTATTGATTTAAAAGGTAGATTATACAATAGTCTTAAAACCTATATTGATATTCCTAGAGATGAAAAAGGTAATAGCGTATTTACTGGAATTAATGCTTATTGTGATACTGCTGATGATGGCTCAGATTGGTTATGTAATATTATATATGGAACTTATAATAAAGAAGCCTATATACTAGATATAGTATACACACAAGAACCTATGGAAATAACAGAAGATAAAGTTGCTAAATCTTTATATACCAATGGAGTTAATAAGGCATTAATAGAATCTAACAATGGTGGTAAAGGATTTGCGAGAGCTGTTGAAAGAATACTTAAAGAGAAGTATAAATCTAATAAGACTAGGGTTAAATGGTTCCACCAAAGTCAAAATAAAATTGCTAGAATATTATCTAATGCAACATGGGTTATGGACCATATTTATTATCCTAAGAATTGGAGAGAAAAATGGCCAGAGTATTATGATGCTATGATTAAATATCAACGTGAAGGTAAAAATAAGCATGACGATGCACCAGATGCTACAACAGGAGTTGCTGAGAATATGGAAAAGAGAGGACTTAGAACATTCTAGGTCTTATTTTTATGCACTGGAGGCGATATGTTGGGAGTTAAAAGTATATGGAATAAACTTAAGAAAGGAGTGAAAGCAGGTATGGCAGCAGCACAAGTTAAAAGTATTATTGATGATGAGCAGATTGTTGGAATGATAACTGAGTTTAATATGTCACAAAAAAGAAAACTTATGATTATAGGTTCTAAATATTATGAGGTTGAAAATGATATTTTTAAAAGAAAACTAACAAAAGTAGTTGATGGTGAAACAATAGAAGAAACTTATAAGGCTAATAATAAACTAGCACATGCTAAGTATAAAAACATAGTTGACGAAAAGGTTGCTTACTTGCTTTCAAGACCCTATTCTTTAAATTGTGATGATAAGCAGTATATAGAAAAAATCAAGGATTCGTTAGGGAAGCACTTTCAATATAAGTTGTCAGGATTAGGATATGAGGCAAGCAACAAAGGTATTTCATGGTTACAGCCTTATATAAATGAACAGGGTAAATTTAGTACTATGATTATACCTTCAGAGCAATGCATCCCTATCTGGAAAGACAATAGTCATATGGAGTTAAGCGGCATGATAAGAGTATATGAAATAACTTACTGGGTTGGATCTACTAAGAAAACTGATACTAATGTTGAAGTTTGGAGCGAAGATGGCGTTGTTTATTACACACTAGACGATAAGAAATTGATTTACAACTATGATAAATCTAATGATATTGATAATGGTGGGCCGATAGCACATTTTAAAAGAGATAACGAATGGGTTTCGTGGGGAAAGGTACCGTTCATACCATTTAAAAATAACAGGGTGGAAATGCCTGATATTAAGTTTGTTAAATCTCTACTAGATGAGTATGATAAGTCGCGATCAGAAGCAGCTAATTATGTGGAAGATGTAAAGAATTTAATATTTATTTTAAAAGGTTATGGTGGAGAAGATATTAAGGAGTTTATGAAACATCTTAATGAGGATAGAGCAATTCCTATTGATGATCCACAAGATGGTGGAGTTGATGCTTTAACTCCTACTATGGACATAACAGCTTTAAGAGAACATTATGAACAACTTAAAAGGGATTTAACAGAAGATGGACAAAGTATTAATAAAGATTTAGATAAGTTTGGTAGTGCCCCAAGTGGCGTTGCTCTTAAGTTTATGTATGCAGGACTAGATCTAAAAAGTAATGCATTAGAGGTTGAATTTAAAATGGGTTTTGAAAGTCTATTATATTTTATAAATATATACTTAGGTGAAACAAATCAAGGAAATTATAATAGCGATACAATTAACCTAGATATTGAGTTTAATAGAGATATGGAAATTAATGAAAGTGAAATTATTGATAACTGTAGTAAATCAAAAGGCATTGTCAGTGATGAGTTGATATTAGCTAATCATCCATGGGTTAAAGACATAGAAAAGGAAAATGAGGCATTAGATAAGCAGACTAAAGCTAGTTTGCCATTCAAAGATAGAGTTCCTATAAATGAGGGTGATTCTATTGAATAATAGTGAGTATTGGGGAAAAAGAATAGCAAATAATACATGGAGAATTTATAACTCATTAGAAGAGAAAAATATAGCTTTACTAGAAATGTATCAAGAAGCTAGTCTTGAGATAAAAAATGAATTATATAGATTAGCAGAAAAGATTAATAAAGGAAAAGAACCTACAAGAAGTGATTTCTATAAGTTTAACAGGCTGACCAATTTAAATAAAAACTTTGAAGAAATAATAAAGGGGTTAACTTTAGATATTGAACAATTCTATATTGAAAGTAATCTTGAAGGTATAACAAATGTATATAACAATATAATGCTAACAATGGAGGTTGATGACTTTTCATTCCCGAATAAAAAAGCTATGGAGAAAATGCTTAATACTTCATGGGAAGGTAGAAACTTTAGCGAAAGCTTATGGGAGAACTCACAAAAGTTAGCCATGAACTTAAATGATATACTTGTAAATGGTATAACACAGGGTAAAACGATCACAGAAATGGCAGTTCAATTAAATAACGAAATGAATAAGGGCTTTAATGTATGCCATAGATTAGTAAGAACTGAAACAATGCATACGCTTAATGAAAGTGCATTTAGAGGTTATGCTGATGCAGGATGCAAAAAAGTTCAATATTGGGCAGCAGAAGATGAGAGAGTATGCGAAAGATGTGGTCCAAAGCATGGAGAAAAATATGATATAGATAAAAGACCTATATTACCACTCCATGCTAATTGTAGATGTACTTACTTGCCAATAATTGAAGGGAGTGAGAAGTGATGCAACTGGAATGTAAAAATTGTAAAAGCGAGATTCCTATAACAGATGATATGCTTAAAAGAAACTACTTAGGCGCAATGTATGATGAAATATATTATAAATGTCCTAGATGTAATGAAAAATATATTGTAGCTATGGAGAATACCAGGGCTAGAAAGTTAAAGAAACATGGTAATAAAAAAGAATACAAAAATTTACTGGATAAGATTAATGGTAAATAAGCACTTACTTATGTAGGTGCTTTTATTATATTTAAAATTAAGGAGGAATTTAAAGTGAATATTACTAACTTAGAGAAATGCTTTTATGAAGCAAGTAAACAAGATAAAAGATATGTAGGTGTCAAAATTAAAATGGAAGGATTTCCAAAAGCAGAAATCATAATCAATGAAAATAAAAACTTTGATAAGAAATTTGATTATTATAAGAAAGCTTATGGTGACGATTTAAAACTTAAGACATTTAGTGGGATTAAGATTATTGGATTTACTTATGGTGATAATTTTGAAGAAATAGAAAAAGATTTAATAGGTTAGGGGATGTATAAATGAAATTTGAAGAATTATTGAAAGCACAAGGCTTAGCAGAAGAACAAATTAAAGCTGTTATATCTGCTATGTCAAAAGAAAAAATCTATACTACTAAAGAAGAAAATATCGAGGATAGGTATAGCAAACTTAAAGGTCAAAAAGAAGATTTAGAAACACAATTGTCTACAGCGAATATTACTATTAAAGACCTAAAGAAAAATAATGGTGATAATGAAGCTTTACAAAACACAATTAAGGACCATGAAGCTACTATTGAAACCCTTAAAAAAGATAGTGAAGCTAAAATAAGAAATATTACTTTAGATGGAGCTATTGAAAAAGCATTAGTAGGAGCTAAAGCAAAACATAGTGATCTACTATCATCTAAGATTGATAGAGAAAAATTATTGATAGGTGAAGATGGCAAAGTTAGTGGATTAGATGAACAACTTAAAAGTCTTAAGAATGATTATAAAGACTTATTTGAAAGTACAGTAAGTGGAACAACACCAGTAAATGATGAAAGTTCGTCTAGTGGAATTACAAAAGAACAATTTAATAAAATGGGATATAAGGAAAGAGTAGACTTATATAACACTAATAAAGATTTATATACTCAATTAAGTAATCAAGAATAAAGGGAGATGTTTATATTATGGCAAGTACAACAACAAAAATATCAGATTTAATTAATCCAGAAGTAATGAGGGATATGATCTCAGCAAAAATTCCACAAAAAATAGTGGTGGCACCATTCGCAAAGGTTGATGATACATTAGTAGGACAGCCAGGAGATACTATTACAGTACCACAATTTGCATATATTGGTGATGCCGTAGACGTAGCAGAAGGAGTTGCTGCTGAAACAGTAAAATTAGCTACTAGCACTACACAAGTGAAAGTTAAGAAGGCAATGAAAGCAGTTGAATTAACAGATGAAGCTGTTTTAAGTGGATACGGTAATCCAGTAGGAGAAACAAATGCTCAGATAGCCAAATCTATTGCAGCAAAAGTTGATAATGACTGTATTGATGCATTATACTTTGCTCAATTATTTTATGATGGCTCAGGGGCTCAAATAGGATATGATACTATAGTTGATGCTATTGATGTATTTGAAGAAGAATTAAATACTGAAAAAGTTATGTTTGTAAATCCAAAACAAGTAACTAAATTAAGAAAAGATAGTAATTTTATTAGTGCCGATAAATATGCTGGAAATGTAGTTATGACAGGTGAAATTGGTATGATTGCTAATACTAGGATTGTTCCATCAAAGAAAGTTAAGGAATTCCCAGAATGGTACTCAGCATGTGAGGAAGGAACAGCAAGCGCAATTGAAGTAACCTCAAGCAATTTAGCAGATGTACAAAAGTCTTTACCAGATGTAGAGATTGGAGATCATGTTCTTAAGAAAACAAGTACAGTTTATTTTAATCCAATAGTTAAACTTCAAAATGATACTGAAACAGAAGAAGATACAGCTGCATTAACAATATATCTAAAAAGAGATACTAATGTTGAAACAGATAGAGTATCTTTAAGCAGAAAAACAGATATTTCAGCTGATAAACATTATGCAGCTGCATTGAGCAATACATCTAAAGTAGTACTTGCTAAAATTAAGAAGTAAGTAGTAGGTGATTAAATGATTGAAAAGATAATAGAATCTATAAAATTAAGACCTGGAATATCTAGTGTTGATGAATTTTTATTAGCTGACTTGGTACAAGATTCAGTAATTGAAGTATCTGACTATATTAATCTTAAAGAAGGAAAAGAACTTCCTATGGGATGTATTAGCATTATTAAAGATATAGTTGTTATTAAAGTTAATAAATTAGGTTCTGAGGGCGTATCTAGTGAAAGTTATAGTGGTGTAAGTCAATCGTACACTGAAGATATTCCTAAAGATATATTAAGAAAATTAAAAAGGTATAGAAAGTTACCGAGGTAATGCTATGAGTATTAATTCAAATATGAAACCTATAATGCTACAGAAGAAAGGAAAAGTTAAATCACCTACTGGAGCACCAAAAGAACAATGGGTGGATGTAAAAATTATTAATGTTGCTATTTTTAAGACTAATGATATGTTGAATACAAATAGCACTAAATATAATGAAAGCAGTCACACAGGCCTTACATTTTACAAAGATGTAAAAGAAGGAATAAATAGACTTATTAAAGATAATCTTGTGTATAACGTTACTAGTGCTAATTCACAAGGTAGATTAAATAATTTATTATTAAAGGTAGTTGATACTAATGTCTAATAGTGAATTTATAAGGAGCATGGAGAATGCTACAATTGGTATTGTAGGAAAAGTTGCTAAAAATATGGAGATAGCATGTTTACTTATAGAAAGTGAAGCAAAGAAAGTGTGTCCAGTAGATCAAGGACCTTTAAGGGCAAGTATGCAGCATGATGTTCAGATAAGTGATTCTGAAATAACAGGAATTATTTCTAATAGTTCTGAATATGCACCCTATGTACATCAAGGAACAGGGATATATGCTAAAGATGGAAATGGTCGTAAAACACCATGGAAGTATGAAGCTAAGGCGGGTAAATATAAAGGGTGGCATATTACTAGAGGACAAAAACCACAGCCATTCTTACAGAAGGCAAGAGATAGTAATAAAGATAAAATAGCTAAGATATTGGCAGGTGATTAGATGCTAGAAATAGCAATAAAAAATATACTAGATAAAGTAACAGGCCTAGAAGTTACTCCAGTATTTGGAGTAGGAGAAGGGCCTTTTATAACTTATACAATAACACCTATTAATGGCGGAGTAGTTAGGCAAAGTCAATGCGAAGTTAAAATTATAGAGAGTGACTTTGATAATGCTTTAGAAATAAGGGAAAAGGTATTAAAAAAATTAGATATGGAAGATAGAGAACCTTCATTAGTGGACCACGATATTATTTTAAGAAGTGGTTTAGCTGGTGGGGGTTCTCTTTATAATGACAGTATTCAAATGTGGGAAGTATCCTGCATTTTTATTATTAAATGGAGGTGTAAATAATGTCTAAAGATAATAATGAGATAGTATTAGGTGCTGGAGAATTATTTATGTATGAATTCTCGGGCTCAACAATACCAGAACATGATGAGATAGAAAAAGATGAACATAATGTAGGACATTGTAGTGGTGGATTTAGTATTGATTATAAGCCAGAAAAGTATGACGTAGTGAATTCTTATGGAAAAACAGTTAAAAGCTTTATAACTAAAGAAGAATTAACAGCTAAAACAGGAATATTAACATGGGCTTTAAAGAATTTGGCTTTACTTTCTACAGCTAAATTTAAAGAAGATAAGACTAAGAAAACTAGGACACTAACATTTGGTGGAGGTGGTTCTCTTAAAACTGTTTTACTAAGATTTGTTCACGAAAAAGAAAATGGTAAGAAAATAAGGTTCACTATGATTGGTCAAGGTGGTAATGGATTTTCTTTAGAATTTAACGATAAGGAGTTAACAGTAGATTCTGAGATAACAGCTATAGAATATATTAAAAATTTTTTAGCAAGCTTTGAAGAAGAATTGACAGATGAAGAAGCTACTGAAATAAAGGGGGAAGCATAGATGATAAATTTAAATGATTATGAAAATAGAGTAGTAGAATTTAAAATAGGTAATAGAACAGTAAGTGTCAAGGAGGCTTCTAATGGTCTATATGAGAAAATGGTAAATTATGAAGTTATTACAGATAATAAAGAGGCAATTAAAGAACAAAGAAAATTAGTATTAGAGCAATTAAATAGAAATAAAGAAAACATAAAATTTAATGTTTCTGATATAGAGAAATTACCTCAAGCAGCTGTTATTAGAATATATCAAGAAGTTGGTATGTTAACTAGAAAAGCTCTTACTGACCCAAACTAAAAATGCCTCTTCCAGATGATCTAAGAATAAGGGAAGCACTTTTTAATAAGTACTTTCCTTGTGAGGATTGGGAAAGGGCATTTCATCTATGCACAAGCGAAGTAAAAAGAATAAGTATTTATGCAGGCTTAAGTTTTAAAGAGGTTCAGGAACTTCCATTAAGCCTGTTTTTGTTGTACAGAAAGGAAAGTTGGGTCTACAGCTTTACCAGAACAGAGGATGGAAAAGAGTTTTTAAAAACTTTATGGAGATTACAACAAACTAAAGCAGATACAAAAGCAATAAGAGAGTTTACAGCAAGGAGGTGATACTTTGGCAACAGGAATTGAATTAGCACCATTGCAAACTAAGTTAGTAGTTAATGCTACAGAATTTAAAAGTGGTATGTACAGTGCATCTAAAGAAGCTGTGCAGGAAGCTGATAAGATAACTACACAGGTAAATAGTAAATTGCAGGGCATAGGCGAGGGAATGTCTAATGTTGGTGGTAAATTAACAAAGGGTGTTACGCTACCATTAGCAGGTGTGGGAATAGCTACTGGTAAAATGGCTATGGATTTTGAAAGTAATTTTGCTAAAGTATCAACTGTTTTAGATTCAAATGTAGTTAATTTTGATGATTACAAGAAGGATATTCTACAAGCTAGTAGCGACAGTAAAATATCTGTAGATGAATTTAGTGAAGCTGTCTACAGTTCTATTTCTGCAAGTGTTGACCAAACTAAAGCAGTTGAATTTACTACAAATGCTATGAAGCTTGCTAAAGGTGGATTTACAAGTGGTGCTAAAGCTGTAGATGTAATGACTACAGCTATAAATGGTTATAAATTAAAAACAGAAGATGCAACTAAAATATCTGACTTGCTTATTACTACGCAGAATCTTGGTAAGACTACAGTTGATGAATTAGCTAGTAGCATGGGTTCTGTTATTCCTATTGCTAGTGCTGCTAATTATAGTATTGAGGAATTAAGCACAGCATATGCATTAATGACTAAGAATGGTATTGCTACAAGTGAAGCTGGAACATATGTTAAATCTATGCTTAGTGAAATAACTAAGAGTGGAAGTATTACAGATAAAGCACTTAGAGAATTAACTAAAAAGGGATTTGCTGACCTGAAAAAAGAAGGAAAAAGTACTACTGAAATTTTTAGTATGTTAAATGAATATGCTAAGAAAAATAATATAACTCTTAAGGATATGTTTGGTTCTGTAGAAGCTGGTTCTGCTGCTATGGTTTTAGCTAGTGGAGAGGGAAAAGAATATAATGAAATCTTACAAGCTATGGGAAATAGTGCAGGGGCAACTCAAAGTGCG